GCATTTAATGTAATTCTATTTGAGTTTAAAAATATTTGCTCTCCCCCATAAGGTTCATAAGTTTCAAAATCTATACCAACTGGATATGTTGGTTCTGGTTCATCAGTTGTTAGTGATATAAATGTTTTGTTATCTGCCGCTATCCTAACATTTGGTGAATTAGGACTTGAAGGTTGATTACTACTCAATTGAATATAGTTTCCAAATCTACCCTGCAATAATGTTTTTCCTTCTTCATAAGGTGGGGATAATGGTGCTAAATCAACAAAGGTTTTACCATATGGTTTTAATTCTCTATCAGCAAAATTATCTTTAACATCTTTGTTATTTGTAAATGGTGAAACTAATCTTTGATTAATACCATCTTTTTTATAATTTATAGATACATTACTATCACTTAGTCGTGATAAATAATAATGAACATCTTTGTATGTAAAACCTAACCATTCCTCGCCAACCAATGGATACTGAATAATATTAGAGTTCATTGGTCTAAACAATCTTAATTCTTCATCATCGTTTTGTGAGTATACAAATCTACCTCTAACATATTCTGGAACGTCATCTGAATTAATTTCGTCCACTACAAAAACTTCTAGTATTGCATTAGTTTCTGGTTCCACATTTGTAATGTGTGCCTTTGCTAAAACATCACGCAGTTCTTTCTTTGTAACAAGACCATCGCCCTGTATGTATAAATTGTCAAGTGGTGTATCCACTATCTTGGCCATTTAATTTTCCTTACTGATTGAATTTTCTATTTCGTCTTTTTTGATTTGTAACTCTTGAACATCAGACTCTATTGCATCCATAAGTTGTTTCTTTTCATTTTCAGATAAACCAAACTCATCTCCACTATCTGATACTCTCTTTTCTGCTGCTGTAATTCTTTGAACGATTGTTGCCAACTTAACAAGTTGTTCGTCGTTCTTTACATTGATTTCTAAATACTCTTTTAGCATAGGGATAATCTGAACGGCTGTATCTCCGTCCTTAATAAATCCAACCACTTCTTTCATCAATACTTCTAATTGTGTTTTATTAGTTTTGGAATTATCATAAATGTCTTTAAAGACATCTGATAGGGTTTTTCCCTTGAATATTTCGTAATCGTTTGCCATAGTTTTTACCTAACAATAAATAGTTAAATGTTAAAAAATAGGAATATATATTTATATACCAGTTTATTTTTTTAATTTTACTATATAGTTATTATACGAAATCGGTTTCAAGACCGATTTTTGTTCATTTAAAGGGGGAAACTAAAATGAAAGACACAATCAAAATGATTATGGAAGGTGTAAGTGGAATTAAAGACTTACTACTTCACATAGTTGGCTTAGGTGTTCTCGTTCAATTAATATTTGTAGGGGGATTCTTAGGTATGGATATTGTTGGTAATTTAATTAGTTTAGTAAATCTATTTGGTGAAAGTGGATTTGCTGGATTTATATCACTAATCGTGATACTTGGATTACTCAACAAATAAAGGTGGATTAAAAAAAGGGCAGTAGTGATACTGCCCTTTTTGTTTTTAGATGTTTCGAACATCAAGTCCAAATTTCATCCACATCATTTCGTTATGCATGATGTAGTCTAATGAAACTAACTTCATTTTTTTCTCCTAACCCGACCTGAGTTTAGTATGTTTCCATTCAATAATGGTCTATACCATTGACAATGCTCGATGTTGGTTTATATTAAATCTTCTACTGATATTACTTCAACTCTATTACAAGGTTTACAACTAACAAAAGTATTTTCTTTTGTTGTCAATCCACCTCGTTTGATTCCGTCTGAGTGTGGAATTATATGTGCTTTAATTGCTTTGTGTAAAGGTAATTTTTTTCCACAACGCTGACACTTCTTTCCACACTCAAACCAAAGTTGTTCAAACTCTTTATCAGAGATAACTCGTCTTTTGTCTACTCGTCTTATAAATGACATTATTTAATTACTTTTAACAACTCTTTGACAAGTATATCTCTTCTGAATTCTTTGATATCAGTAGCACTGGAACCAAGTCTTGTCTTCTGTCCGTATTGAGTTTCTGTAAGACCAGCGTCTTGTTCTGTCTGACTTGGTTGACAAAGTTCATAGTGTTTGTCAAAAAACCACTCACCAAACTCTTCCCAATTATCTACTTTATGTTTTTCATCAAGAATATACTTAACAACCATAGACAAGTTTAAAAGAATACTTGAAGTATGATACTTCCAATGTGTAGTTTCGTTTTCAATTACTTTGAACATAATGTCAAGAACCTTTTTAACTTGTTTATCGTCTTTAAATTGATTTTTGTAT